GGGAGCCCTTTTGTTGCAGTCTGAGTATTGCCATAACCAGAGCCACCCACGTAATTGGCGATGTTACCGCCAGTTGGCGTGCCACCACTTGCACCAGATGTCGGGCCTCCACTGGTATCAACTTGTCCTGCTGACCCTCCAGTTCCAGTCATGGTCGAAATATCTGATCCAGCAAACGTGGAATTAACTCCAGCCTCTCCGTTATTGTTACCCGAAGCAGTACCTGAAACATTCCCACCTCCAGCACCAATCGTAGCCGTGTACGTCACTGAACTGGACATAGTTAGAAGGCTTACAGCGCAACCCCCTGCTCCACCTCCGAGAGCTACACCAGTGGAATTATTACCTGCTGCGGCTCCACTGCCACCACCACCAATTACATATACATATGCAGTAGTTGTCGTAGATGGACTCCACGAGGTTGTTGCGAAAAACTGAATGTTGGGCAACCCATTACCCGGCCCCTTTGTTCCTAAAACTGCCATGTAAAATCTCCTTTTATAAACTCATCCAACTGTCAATAGTTCCATCAACAAAAACCAGTTGCACTGCGTTGCCTCTGGGCAGTGTACCATCAGCGGCAAGCTCGTCTATCTCCTCGCTATTGCGTCCTATGGTGACGAGTGCAGCCCCCACATTTTTAATTATTACAGTGTTACCTGCACTTGGACTGCTTGGTAGCGTAATTGTAAATGGGGTAGATGCGTGGTTACAGATCAACTGGTCACCACTGCTTGCCGTATAGGTGGTCGTTTTAACCGCCCAATCACTATATGATCCACCCCCAACCTCAGTGCCGTTAACGCTGAAAACCTTACTCGCTGCAAGGTCTATACCTCCATCATCAATCGTAGCAATCTCAGCTTCGTCAATGTAAAATGACACTTTACCGTGATCGCCTGTGCCGCTTGCGGTTTTTGTCGTAAAGCGAAGTTCCTCAAGCGTCTTATTCGACCCACCATTTAAGGCTTGAATGAACAATGCCTCTGTAGCTGATGTTCCGATGGACAGTGATGTGTCTGCGTTATTATTGTCATCGTATATAGTGACATCACCAGCAGTAACTCCAAGTGTAGCCGTACCTGCACTTAGCGTGAGGTTGTTGTTGCCGGAAGTATCAACCGTAGCGGCACCGTTGAAGCTCAGGGTGTCACCGCCTATGTCTACATCGCCTTCAAAATCAAGTGACCAAGATGCGGTTGTGGCATGTGGCGTAAGAGTTAAACCTGTAACAAATGTTCCGGCTGATGCTATGTCGTTACCGAATGTGAGTGCGCCACCGTTCGCTGCATTAATCTTCCAATCGTCACCTGCGTCAGCACTGGCATCGGCTGACAACACAATCGCTACAGGTGCATCATCTACACTGGCCTGTATGAGTAGGGCATCAGCACCGGCCTCATCGTATTCTATTTTTATGTCATCATTAGAACCGAAAATGATCTCTTTGGAATCAGCCATCGTGATCGAGTTTGCGCCACTGACGTTGATGCTATCGTCCACGATCAAACCACTGTTTTGGCCTGTTTTGCCACCAGTGCCATCAAAACGAACTAAAGCGTTATCGGTAGATGAACCAGGCCCACTAAAATCACCATCAGAAATGTTTGAGCCATTGATTTGGTAAGTCATGCCGGACTCTAAATTGATGCCTCCATCGTCAATGGTAGCAATGGCTGCCTCATCAATATAGAATGTCATCTTGCCGTGATCGCCAGTTCCGCTTGCCGTCTTGGTTGTAAACCGCAACTCTTCTAATGTCTTATTTGAGCCACCGTTTAACGCTTGTACAAACAGAGCTTCCGTAGCCGATGTTCCAATGGCTAAACTGGTATCCGCATTGTTGTTATCATCGAATATGGTTACGTCACCAGCCGTAACGCCCAATGTAGCGGTGCCAGCCGAAAGGGTAAGATTGTTATTGCCACTGGTGTCAATGGTGGCCGCACCGTTAAAGCTCAATGTATCGCCACCTATATCTACGTCACCTTCAAAGTCAAGCAACCATGCGGCAGTCGTAGAATTTGGCGTCAACGTCAAACCCGTTACGTACGTGCCAGCAGACGCTATATCGTTTCCAAATGTTAATACACCGCCATCAGCTACCCCGACCTTCCACTCGTCACCAGCATCGTCACCCTGATCGGCTTTTAACACTATGGCTAATGCAGCACCTTCTACCGCAGCAGCAATCTCCAACGCATCGTTCGTTGTTTCATCGTATTGTATCGTGATGTCATCGTTAGAACCCAGAGACAATGCCTTATTGTCTGCCATTTTTAACGTGCCGGAAATGGTCAAGTTGTTGATCTGGTTCGATGCAGACGTATCGTCGAGGTCACGGCTTGAGTCCACAACCAACGCTTTTGAGGCCGTGATCTGCCCGGCGGTAACGCCTAAGTTCGTAGCGTTCAACCCTCCATTGATCGCGCTACTGGTCAGAAGGTTATCAAACTCGTTATTGAGTTGTGCCGCTGTTAAAACCGCACCTGATGAAAATGTATGTACGCGTGATACAGTACCCATTAGTTTTGCCCTTTTTCTAAGTCTTCAATCATTTGTGCCAACTCTGCATCTTCATTAAGGCGCTCAAGCACTTGCGCTAATGATGCCCCTTCTTGTGCCATTTGTTTAAGTGGTATTTTTTTACCCATAGCTCTTAACTCTCTTGTCAATTCACGCGCAAACCGATTTGCATCTTCTAATTTCATACCAGCCTCAACAAGTTTTGGCGTGATAGCGCCAACGGCTTGAGGGCTAAAGACTGACAACAACGAAATATCAGTAAGCGCTCCATAAGCACCCGTTCCGTACGCAGTGCCAACCGCAGCAACTGCACGCAATATTTGGGCTATTTCTGATTTAACAACAAGACCAGCGCCGAATAAATTAGAGAAAGCTGAACCTGTTAAGGCCGCGACTAAATCATTGCTTCCACCTGATGCCGCAGCCATTTTTTGAAACTGTTCTAAAGCCAGCAATTTTGTCGGTTCGTTCATAAGTGCTTGTGCTAATCGTCCGTAGGCCGTTCCTTCTGTTTTTAATCCAGCGACTTCAACAGCTTTTCTTGGATCAATTCCAAAAAATTCATCAGCAGCGTCTAAAACCATCATTTTATTTGAATAGTTTTTCATTTGGTCTGCATGTCTGCCGTCCGTAGCAACAGAAAGCATTTCAGCAATACCCTTATGCACGTCATTTAAATATTTCTTTGCAGCCCTTGACGTATCGTCAAATTCAATGGAATCAATTTCATCACGTAGTTGTTTTTTTAACGTATCAAGGTACCTAACGTCCATTAAGGCAGTTACTTGTTCTGGCGCATTTATTGCATTACCAAAAGCGTCAAAACGCACGTTCGTAAAATCATCAACTTTCCTGTAATTTGGATCTAAATTTATAATTTCATTTAAAATCTTATTGATGCGTTTCCGTGACTTTTTACCAATAGTAGCTTCACCAACTGGAAATTCTATTTTTGCTTTGTTGTATTTTAATTTTGGATCAATTTTTCCAACCTTAATTGTTGCACCAGCAGAACTAACAGCTTGACTAACCATGTTTCGTATGCTTGTCAGTATTTGCTGATTGTTTTCACCTAACGCTTGGTCATAAAGACCATCTGCTTCCATTGCTTGTCGTGCTTTTTCAAAATCGTCGTTTGCAGATTTACGTATAGCTTTATGGTCGTCTATGTATTTATTAACTACTCGTAATGGGCCAGTTGTTTTGTCTTTGCGAAAACTTCTGACGACATCACCTTGCCCCTGTCGTACGGCTTGGCGTAATTGACCCATTGCTTTTTGACTTGTGCCTGTCGTAAAACCAAGTGCTGCATCAAAAACTTGACCAAGCGCATACATTATGCCTGACTTTTTACCTGGATAAATAACTTCACCAGCAGCACCCGGACGAGTATCTGTTGAGGCTTTAAATCTTCGTTTTAATTGATCCGCTTCAGAAAGTTTTTGTAAGGCTTCAGCCGTATCTCCAGTCAATCCAGTAACCTTTTCAGTGCCTCTTGCAAGTTTGCCTTTAGCGCCTTTGTATAATTTACCTGCACCTCTTGCTACACCTGTTACTGGATCAATAACGTCAGCAGCTTTACCAAGCGTTGATAACAATTTAGATGCTCTTGGGGCGGTTCTGGCTAATGCTGCACCACCGCCTGTAAGCGGTAATGTTGCCAATGATGCAAGGTTGACTAAGGATCGAACCGGGCGCTCTTCTACGTTCTTTATTTCCTCACCAAACTGACTTGCCATTTGGCGCACCATTTCAGCACGACGCGGATCACGAACAGGATAGTTCTCGCCAAACAAGCCTCGCCCAGCTATATCAGCCGTTCCTTCCAGCGCCATTCCTATACCGGAAATAGCCTGACCCGGATCACTTATCACTTCACCAATCGCACTAAACTCTTCACCGACTGTTTCCTTAATATCACCAGGTATCTTTTGAGCCGTCCGACCCAGACGAGCTAAGAAACTCTGATCTTTACCGCCTAATAAATTTTCTATTTTTGCTAATTCTGTGTCGGAAAACTTTTGCGGTTTTGCCTGTTTTGTTACTGACTGCTCTGGCTCTTGCACTTTTGCAGCTACCGGCTGTTCCTCAACAATCGTTTTGCCTACATCTGCACCGCGAAAAAAAGCATCTGCTGCTGCCCTACGTGGATTTGCTTCTTGCGAAAAATCCGTACGAGTAACGGACTCTGTTGTCAGATCTTGCTCTTCTTCCTCTGGCTGACTGTCGCCTAACAACAGCGCCATGCGCCGACGTTGTTTTTCGTTATATGCCATCAGCCTCGTCCTATAGCTTTTCTCAATTTAGGATTGTTTTCTATTGCTGATTGAACTTCAGTATCATCTGGATTTTTTTGAGCGCGACGTAATAAAGCTCGTTCCTCTGGAGTCAAGTCTTTACCTTGCATTGCAACTTCTGCTTCAGTTGGCTCTGGCTCTGACGGTGTATCGGCTTCTGTTTCTTCTGCATTTCCTGTTTGACCGGTTTGCACCCGGTCATAAATAGAACCCGTTGCATTTATACCTTCGTTCACTGCATCTAAACGTATTTGTAAGATTTCACGAAGGCGTTTCATTTTTTGTATGCCATACGGCCCTGCATCGCGTGGTATTCGTATATCAGGCACTACCGATTCTGCCATTTCTTGCTCTTTAGCTGATACATTTGCACCACCACCATTTATGATACGTGCAACCTCTGCAACAATAAGCGCCCTTGAATCGGTATACCCTTGCGCTTCAGCGTTGAGTGTTGACCCAACAAACCCAAAGTTTGTAGCAAGCCCATCTAAAACACGCTCAAAACCGCCAGTCATGTCTTCTTCATTTAATTCTTGAAAATTTTCCAATTTGTCTAAAAAGGAATTAACTACATCTACAGATCCTTTCATTATTGCAGCTTTGTTCTTTAAGGCTGTTGCTCCTGTTTTGCCCCCTTGTCGAATCTCCGCCCAACCCTGATTTATTTTTTCTGCGCTTTCCTGACGATCTAACTTGTCTTGCTCTCTTTGATACTCTGTTTCATCTTCAGCAATATCTCGGTCGTATTCTAACTGTTCACGATCTTCACGTCGCTGTATCTCATCTTGTGCTAATTCACCACCACCTTTAATCGCTTTGCCTAACGTGTCCAGCGAAAAGAAACCACCGGTATCTGCACGTTCAGCAGCAACTTGCGGTGTGCGACCTGTTAGTGCGCCAATCAGGTTGGCTCTTGCCATGCGATCCTGAGTCGTGGCATCCGCACGTCTTTGCGCTTTGTCTTGTGCCATTCCGCTTACCAAGCCACCGCCCAACTGAGCAATTTGTGCAAACAGTTCGGGGTTGCCTTTTACCATACCGCCTAATCGACTTAATAGTCCTTGTTTTTCTTCTTCTTCTGGTTTGTCTGCTTCTACAACCGTTTCCTCAATCATGTATGGGTTGTCTTCTGTACCCTGACCTGACGGCTCATACGGACTTTTTGCATCTTCTGGTGGCAACTCAGGCTCATCAAACTTTTGCGTTGATAAGAGCTTGCTCATGTCCAGTTCGCCAGTTGGCTGCGACAAGGCATCCGCAGACCGTTCTTCTGTTATACCTTCCAAGCGTTTCATTCGTGCCTGATCTGCCATATCTCTCATACGATCAACTGAACGATCCATACCTTGACCAACTTGTTCACCAATACGCCCACTGGCCCTATCGCCAGCCATACGATTCATAGTGCCAAAATGCCTACGAACGTCTTGACCAAATTGACCTTCTGCTCTGCGTTGTTCAGATGCCTGTCTGTTTGCATCAATTAAATCCTGATCTGCTTGCTCTTGCGCCTGATCTTCGGCACGACCTTTTAGTATGCCTTCAAGGATGCGACCTTGAGATTCTCTATCTTGAAAGTCTGAACTCGCAACGCCTTCAGCATCTCGCAAATTGCCTCTACGTATTTCCTTATCACGCTGATCCAATATTGCCTGACTTGCATCCTCTGCACCTTCTTTAATACCCCTACGTCTTTCGATGTTGCGTTGTGCAGTTTCTTGCGCTTCTCTGGCTTTACGGTCATCCTCTCTACGCTCTTCGCCCGTCGCCCTAAACTCTTCGCCCCGACCTTGCAAGCGTCGTGAGGCATCCATTAAGCCCTGTTGCGTAATCGGCCCACCGCGCCCTGTTTGTGTTGGCGTAATATCCGGACGGCTCAACGAAGTGCGGTTAGCCATCCTCATCCTTCTTCTGCGTTCACGCTCTTCCGGTGTAAGCGTAGGATCATCCTCATCCGGCCCTCTATCCAACAGACCGCCTAACGCACTTAATATGTTTCTACCAATAGCCATTATGTTTTCCTATTCTATCCACCCATTATAAGTCGAGGATCGAACTTAGTATCTTTTGCTAAACCACTTAAAAGCTGTTGCGTGATCGGGTCATTTAACAACTTTTGCCCAATACCAGGTTGCGCGGGCTGTTGTGGTGCTGAAGGTTGGGCTTGCGGATTAAACGACTGTATCAGCTTGTCTTGCTTTGCCTGTTCTTCCATACGTTGCTGATCGCGTTTAGCTTGACGGCCACCCAACAGACCTTGCGCTATACTCATTCCAGCCGGTATCGCATACGGTGCTAATGCTCCAAGCATTTTATTCTCCTTATCCTAATTTGTTTCGGGCTTCCATCAGCCGTCTTCTTTCTTGAGGCTGCAACGGCAACCCTTGCTCTTCTTTACGCAATAAGTCTTGTATGTATGGAGAATTATTTGGATCAGATATTTCTCTCATTTTTTCTACAACCTCTTGTCGTTCACCAGCAAATCTTTGTCGATCTTTTTCTGGAAGTTTATCAAATTTTTCAAGACTTCTTTGTAGTTCTTCAAATCGCTTTTTATCACCTGATGTTAACGGAAACTCTGGCAATTCAGGCACTCCACCAACTCCTAAACGATCTTCAAACGCTTGTCTGTTTTCTTCTGTAAACAAATCACCTTCTCCAAGTCGATCAGTGAGGCTTTGTAGTAATGGATCAAGTCGTGGATCGTCTATGTCTACACCAGCTAAAATGCTGCCAATTAAGTCTTGTTCTGCTTGTCTGCCAGCCAATGTTGTTTGCGCGTCTTCACCCTCTCCTATTGTTCCGGTCATTGCAGCTGTACGTAGCCTATTTTCAAGAGTATCTTCGCCCTCAAATTGACCCGTCATACCAGCGCGTGTGGCATCACGTCCTAATGCAGCCGTATCCAGTTCACTTTCCAATGCTCTGGCTTGCTGTGTTTGTGTTGTTCCACGCTGATCTCCAAAGTCAAACCTTCCTGTCTGACCAGCTTCAGCTATTCTACGCTGTAAGTCTTGGGTATCTAATCCGCTTCGTGTGGTTTCACCCGTTAGCGTTTGCTGACCATCGACCTCACCAAACAACTGTGATTCTAATTGACGTTCGGCACGACCTTCCTGACCTTCTATTGCTCCACGTTGCGCTGTTGATCTGCGAATATCTTCTGCACCCGTACGTTCTGCTAATCCTGTTTTACGTTCACCTAACCCTAACGTGCCTCGCTGTATATCAGACTGTAGTGTCTGCCTACCGTCTACTTCGCCAAAGATGTCTGCTTCCTGACGTTGAGCCTGTAAGGTTTGTTCACCGCCAAATTGTCCTGTTAGTCCGGCATCTGCTCGTTCCTCACGTCTACGTAACGCATCAAGTTCAGCGTCTTGTCTTCTCGAGGCCATCGTTTGACCGCGCTCAAATATTCCGGTCTGACCTGCTCTGGCAATGTCACGGTTCAATGCTTGTGTTAAGGTGTCCTGTTGCGCTCGATCTTCCTGTAGACCCATTCCACGTTGCCCTATGTCAAAACCTTGAGCATCACGTAAATCCTGTTGTCTGCGTTGTGCCGCTTGAGCTTCCAGTGCTAATCGGTTACGCTCATCGCCTTCACCCATTCTTGCTAAAGCGGCTGCTGTATCACCACCGCCTCGCAACACCCCATAACGACCTAACTGCTCAACTAAGGCTTTACGTTGCTCGTTTTGGCGTAGTTGCTGATCGGCTAACTGAGAGGCCAAAATAGGATCATCAGCACCACCCACTCTGCTCATATATTGCTGACGTAACGCATCCTCTAATGTGCCAGGCATCGGTTCAGCTTCAGGCGCTACCACATTTTGTGCAGCAGCCATATCAGCACCGGCCCCTGCAATGTCAGCAGGTATACTTGGTGCTTGAGCTTCTGCCATACTTGGTTGTTGCGTTTGTACAGGCGCACCACCAAACGCTTCTTCATACTGTCTATTTATGTCATCGCGTAATGCAGTGGTAAGGTCATCGCCCTGCACCGTTCCGGCCATGTTTTGCTGAACTTGTGGCGCACCTTGAACGCTACCTGCCATGTTTTGTTGTACTTGCGGTGTACCTTGAACAGCACCTGGCATATTCTGCTGAACCTGTGGAGTGCCTTGAACTGATCCAGGTAAGTTTTGTTGAACCTGTGGCGCACCCTGCACTGTGCCAGCCATATTTTGTTGAACTTGTGGTGTGCCTTGTACACTTCCTAGTAAATTTTGCTGAACTGGAACCGCAGGGGCTTGGGCATCAGCCATACTTGGTTGAGCTACGGGCTGTTGTGCTTGAGCCATTAATGCAAGTTGTCTGCGTATTTCAGCGCGGTCTTCTGGCGACCAATTCGGTTGTGCAAGTGCTTGATTTAGTTCTAATGTTTGCTGTGAAAAGTCAAAAGAACCAGCAGGGGCTTCTTGACCTCCAAACATTTTCAGTTGTCTGCGTATTTCGTCTTTATCTTCATGTAACGGATTTTGTAACGCTCTTTGCAAATCTTGTATTGCCGCTTGTTTTTCAGCTTGAGGCATACGGGCAAGCACCATCTGTTCTTGTTGCTCTGGTGACATAAACTGGTTGCTGCTCTCTAACGCCCTCCGCCTAAACTCATCTTCTGATAATTGCGGTGGCCCTTGTTGTAATTGGCTGCTTAAATCCATACCTGCTAACCGACTTTGTGCTTGAGGCATTGTCTGTAGTGGCCCTGTCATTCCACCTTGAGCTTGAGCCATTGACGGCTGCGGTGCACCTTGAACAGCACCAGCCATATTCTGTTGTACTTGCGGTGTACCTTGAACACTTCCTGGTATATTTTGCTGAACTTGTGTGTTACCGCCTTGCACCGTACCTGGCATGTTTTGCTGAACTGGTGGAGGCGGTGGAGGTGGTGGAGGTGCGGCTCCGCCTTGTGCCTGTTGCATCGTTGGCTGTTGCTGTTCTGGCTGTATTCCACCCTGCGCTTGCGCCATTGATGGTTGTTGATTCTGAGCCTGAGAACCAGCAGCTATTGCACTCACCAATGGATCTTGACCTTGTGCTTGTGCCATTGACGGCTGACCATACGTCTGTGGCTGTTGGGCACCAGCACCTTGCGCCTGTGCCATAGATGGCTGTTTCTTTTTCTTTTTATTTTGCGCGGCCATTGCCCCTGCATATGGATCTTGATATGCCATATTATTCTATTCCAGTTTTGCGTTGGCGTACGTTGCCGATAGGCTTGTATTGCAATGACGTACGTCTTATCGTGAATGTTTCATCTGTGTTGTAATTGGAGATCCGTAATCGAGTTCTTGCATCGTAGCCAAACAAATCACTATCGCTTGTCAGACCCGAGACGTTAGACTCCAGCGTTGAAGTATTTAAAACAAACGTGCTGTTTAGTAACGCACCCGTCTGGCCCATCTGAACCGTTTGGAAGTTGCTGACAATACCGGCACTGATCTGAGCTACATCAAGATCATGTGCGCCTTCGTTATCGTAGAGTAGGCGGTTATACAACCAGCGACACTCTATCGCATCACCAAACGGTGCAATAGCAGCCGTCTCAAACGATCCGCGTATGGCTGCACCGTCATCGTTCGTTCCGCTATCGTGCTTCATAATATGTCCGGCAAAGTCTCCGGCATGAGGCAAGTCATCTATCAACGCTGCACTGTCACGCGCAAAGCCGTTATACGGCCCAAACCACGCATTTAATCTTGCAGAATAAATCACCACACTATTCATGGTTGTCTGCGATGCACCATAAGGCAGAAAAAACCAAACCTGTTCTTGTGCCGGATAATAGAGCGAAAATGCATACGGCAAACGAGACACGTTTAAATTCGACCAATATCTGTCATCGAGCGCCAAGCTAATCTTCTCTACACTTGCACCGCCAGACCATTGATAGATGCCGTCATTGCGAACGAATAATTGACGCTCACCAGGAACCGTAACAATGCTTTTACCGGCAACCGTTCCACGTTGTGTTCTCTGCTGTTGCTGAAAAGGAATTGTTGAGTTACCGGTGGGCGTAAGAGTATGTATGCCCTGCTCTGTGTGGACAGATAAAACATTTTGAAATGGTCGTAACCCGGTAATATCAAAACCTACAGAGTTAAAACTGAGCGAACCCCATGTTTCTATGTCACCGGCATCGCTTCTCCATATGCGATCAGTCGCTCCGTTTACGTTGGCTACCCATGCACGATTTTCCCAAAAGGCTACCCACTTTGCTTTGGTAAACCTTGCGTCGTCATCGAGTGTTGCTGCATTGGCTGAACCACCCGTCCATTTGATGCCGTCTGTGTCCTGACCGTTTACCGCGATCAATGTGCTTCCGGCCAATACCCAATCCCACGTATAATCATTGCCAGCCGTTATCGTCACAGTGCCTGTTCGATCTGTAGCCGTACCGCCCGTTACGTCATAAAATTTGTTTCCGGCAAAAGCAAAAGTCTTTTCTGTTCCGGCTAACACTACCTGACCACATGCCGTAACTGTAGCACCGCTGTTCATTGCACTGGAGTTATACTTTGCAAACCCGTTACGCTTGGACACTTCACCGGCTAACCCTACCGTGCAGTTCTCCATCTCATACAAACCGTCCGGTGGCATATCTTCAGCCGGAAGACTATAATTTACCCCACTTCGCCAGGGGCCTAAACGTAGCGATTCAGCAGCAATAGGCATTAGCTTAACGATCCTTCAGTGGGCGTAAACGAAAACTTATTGCTGTAGCTCTCATCCGACCTACGCATACGGTATGTTCTGTTTCCTTGCACGTTCATGTTTTGTCTACCTGCAACAGCAATGACGCGCTCCATCTCTTGCTTATCCGACAGTGCGCCCTGATCGTCGCCTTTTTCCTGTTTATATAAAGCAGAGATGCCGTGTATCAATGCCGGCTGACAAACTGCCGCGACATAGGGTGTAATTGAATCGTTGTCGTTGCTAACGGTGAAGGTGGGTATAGACGAGTAATAGCGATACGCAATCGTATCTACGCCGTCCGGCTCAGGATATAACGTGACTTCGATGTTGCCGCTTCCATCCACGCCATCAATGGCTACCCATCGCGGATCGCCGTTTATACTGGCATCCGGGTCAGCCGCATCA